ATCCCGAAATACCCTCAACTAGCCTGAACCAGCAGGAACCAGCCCGAACCAGCGGTAGTTCGGTCATATCTGGTCGGATCGAGCCGAGGTTGGTAACGCCTGTTCCACCCGGTGAGAGTTTTGGTCCTGCCCTGACTGCTTGGGCGAAGCGCGTTCTTGGCATTGAGCTGATGGAGTGGCAGAAGCGGATCTGTAACGACGCGTTGACTGTGGATGCCGACGGCGACTTTGTGTTCCGTGAGGCTTGTATCAGTACGGCCCGACAGAACGGCAAGAGCCTGGTCATGCGTGCTGTCGCCGGCTTCATGGCTACCGAGTATGCAGCTGCACGTCGCGAGCCTCAGACGATCGTCATTGTGGCTAACCAAAAGCGTCGGAGCATGGCCTTGTTTCGGGATGTTGTCCGCGACCTTGAAAACTTTGATTGCAAGGTTCGCTGGCAGAACGGTGACGAGCGGATCAACTTTCCTGACGGCTCAAGCATCTCAGTTGTTGCGGCGTCCGCTCACGCTCACGGTATGACTGCCTCAGTTCTGCTGGTGGACGAAGTGTGGGACATTGGTCCCGACGTTGTGTTTACGGCTTTACGGCCTTCGCAGATCGCGGTTAAGAATCCGATGATGATGATGTTCTCTACTGCTGGCGATCAAGGTTCAACGGTGTTGTTGCAACTTCGAGAACAGGGCATTGCAGCGATTGACTCGGGTCAACCGACGGCGCTCTACTTTGCTGAGTGGTCATTGCCACCCGGTGTAAGTCTTGAAGATCGGTCGCACTGGGGATGGGCAAACCCAGCACTGGGCACGACGATCACGGCCAAGGCGTTGGAGTTGGCTTACGACTCACCAAACCGTCAAGCGTTCATTCGTGGCCACCTCAATCTTTGGGTGGATTCAACAAATTCTTATTTGCCGATCAACCTATGGAACGACCGCAAATCCGACCGACCAGCACCACCGACCCAGTGGCTCACCATTGACTCATCGGTTGATGACTCGCGCTACGTCGGAATCTCAACCGCTTTTGATGACGGACGCGTGATCGTGTCGGTCGCGTTTGTTGTCGAGTCAGCTGCACAAATGTGGGAGGAAGTTGTGCGGATCATGCACGACCAAACGGTGAAACTTGCTGTCACCCCATCACTGGAGATCCATTGTCCCCCAGACCTACGGCGTCGTATGCAGATCGTCGGCTACGCCGAGTTACTTAAATGGACTGCAACTTGTCGCGCCATGATCGTTGAGGATCGCGTCAACCACACAGGCGACATCGCACTAGCCGAACATCTCGCGCGAGCCGTGGCCGTCAAAACGGGCGGGTCTATCGTGCTGTCATCGCAGAAGTCGCCCGGTCCAATTGAGTTAGCCCGGTGCGCAGTGTGGGGAATCATGCTGGCGTCCAAACCAGTGCGGTCGTCGCGTGCCGCTTTCGCTTTTGGCTAGGGGTACTTACATAGACGCAAAATCTGTGAGAGACTCGCAAGTGATGGCTCTTTTCGGTAGCAAGAAAGTAAGCGCAACCCCAGCGTTTGCGTCCGCGCCGATACAGGCTGCAGCAGGTTCTGCCGCACAGGTGGGTCAGTTCTATACGTACTCCGTCGGGGCGTCGCAAGAACTGGCCCTCTCTGTTCCCACTGTTGCCCGCTCGATTCAAATGATTGCGTCAATGGTCGGCTGTTTAGAACTTAAGCATTACACGACGCAATGGACTGGATCCGAGTACGAAGAGTTGTATTTGGAGAACGAGTCGTGGATGGATCAGCCCGATCCGAAGGTCACGCGCAACTTCATCTTCTCCCAGCTCGTCACGGACCTTATGCTTCACGGTCGTGGATTCTGGTACATCACCAGCCGATCCACTGCCACAGGACGCCCGCTTTCGTTCCAATGGTTACCCGCCGCAATGGTCACGACACAAGACCAAGCAGGCCCGCAATGGTTCGGCCCGTCCGACCAAGTCGAATTTAACGGTTACCCACTTGCAACCGATGACGTCGTGCAATTCTTGGCACCGACTCAAGGTCTGCTGTACACAGGCAACCGGGCAATCATGACAGCCATTAAACTTCAGCAATCCGCTGATCGTTTTGCTGTCAACGAGATTGCCGCTGGTTGGTTGCAACAGACCGACGCATCTGAACCAATGTCTGCCGAGGATCTTTCAGAACTCGCAGCTGCTTGGCGTAACGCCCGTCAGGTTGGGGCCATTGGCGCCCTTAACAGCGTGGTCACATTTAAGGAATTCAGTAGCGACCCAAATTCCTTGCAATTAATTGAAGGCCGCCAGTTTCAAGCATTAGAACTGTCTAGAGCCACTGGAATTCCCGCATACCTTTTGGGCATCGGCGTTCAGGGCTACACATACCAGAACGCGCAACAAGCACGCCAAGATCTTTACTTGTTTGGCACCAAACAGTATTTGGATGCTATTGAGCAAACATTGTCAATGAACCAACTTTTGCCGCGTGGACGCTACGTCAAATTTGATGTTTCCGATTATGTTTACGAAAACGATCTAGGGAATGTTGAGCGCGAACCCGCTTTTGATTCAGGAAACCGCGAGGAAGAATACTCATGATTAGATTGACCGCTCAACAGATCACGCTGGACGCGTCCGCTGACGGTGAACCAACACGTCAGATCACAGGGCTCGCAGTTCCGTGGAATGTCAAGGCCCAATTGAGTGGTGGCGAGAGTGTGGTCTTCCTTGAAGGCTCACTGCCCGAGGACGGCCCAATGCCGAAGCTCTTGGAATACCACGACGACACCCGCGTCATTGGTCGAGTCACCGAAAGAGTGTCCACCAGCGAAGGCATGATGTTTGTGGCAAAACTGAGCGCAACTCGCGCCGCCGATGATGCTCTTGCACTGCTCGCCGATGGCGCTTTAGACAGCGTTTCGGTGGGCGCAATCCCCACCAAGTTCAAGCGCCTGTCAGACGGGACTCTAGAGGTCTCTCAAGCCCGATTCGTAGAACTGTCGCTCGTTACTGTGCCAGCGTACGAATCAGCACAGGTCTACTCAGTCGCCGCCTCATCACCCGATGAAAGCGAACCCGACGAAACCGAAACCCCAACAGAAACAACCCCAACACCATCCGAGGAGGATGAAATGTCAGAACCCACAACCGTTGAAGCCGCAGTCGCGACTCAACCCATCTACGCAACCGCTGTCAAGCGTGACGCAAAATTGCCGACCGCTGTCGAATACTTGAGTGCTGCCATTGCTGGCGGAACTGCTTGGGAACGTATGCACGAAGCACTTCGCGCTGCAGCTCCTGACGTGGTCACCAGCGACACACCCGGTGTGCTCCCCACTCCAATCATTGGACCTGTCTACAACAACTTCATTGGCCGTCGCCCTGTCGTTGATGCAATTGGTGCTCGTTCCATGCCCGGTGGAGGCAAAGTCTTTATTCGCCCTGAGGTTACGACTCACACGAGCATTGGTGCAAGCCTCGCCGAAATGAGCAACCAGTCAGGCACTCTTGTGGTTAGTTCAAACCAAGTTACAAAACAAATTTTCGGTGGCTATGTGAACGTGTCCGAAGCCGATCTGGATTGGAGCGATCCCGCGATCTTGTCAATCTTGCTTGACGACATGGGCCGTATCTACGCAAACGCAACCGACAACTACGCAGCCGACACTTTGGTTACAGGCGCAACCACCACAAGCAACTTCACTGCAGCATCTGTTGATGATCCGTCTTACTGGGCAGAATGGGTTGCAAATGCAGCAGAAACCATTCTTTCCGCATCAAACGGCAACTTGCCAACGCATATGTTCATGAACCCATCAATGTGGGCCGAACTCTTGAAATTGTCAGATTCGAGCAAGCGTCCGTTATTTCCACAAGTGGGCCCAATGAACGCTTTCGGCAATCTTGCACCCGGTCAGGTCAACGGCAACGCTTTTGGGCTTCAGGTTGTTGTTGATCGCAACTTTAACGCTGCAACCACAATCGTTGGTGACGCCACTGGTTACGAACTGTTTGAGCAACAGAAGGGCGCGATCTCGTTGGACAACCCGTCCACCTTGAGCCGCACCATTGCGTTCCGTGGCTACTTCGCCGCTTTGATGATTGACTCAAGCAAGTTCGTTAAGGCTACTTTCGTCTGATAGACGGAACTGAGTAGAGAGACTGCACCATGGCCACATTCAGCGTGACGCACCACCAGCGTCTAGACAATGTCGCTGTGGTGCAGACCCTCGAAGCAACCGACATCACAGTCGGTCAGACAATCACACTCACTGGACTCGGTCACGGTCTCAACGGCACGCACATTGTGATCGCTGTACCGGTCAACTTGTTTGCTGGCGTTAACGAAGCAGGCGACCTGCTTTACAACGAAAACGAAATCATTGTTAACCAGTTGATGTTTCAAGATGTTGGCGACGATCTAGAACGATCTGCAGCTGATCCGTTTGGAACTTTGACATGGACTTTGACGTGCACATGGACCACGGTCGCAGCTGTTCA